TGAAGGGAAAATACGGAAACGACGAGTTCCTGTTCGGTATCCTGTATGCATTTGCGCCGATCATCAATACCCTGCATGCGGAATATCTGATGGGAATTTCAGGAAAATAATTGAACAGTGTTTGAATGAAAGCGTGAGAAGATTGGTGCGAGAAGCCATAAGAGATAGAGGAATAGTACGTTTTGCAGGATGACAATTACTGTTGACATTACAGTAAAGATGGACAAGGCGTTATGACACGCTGATAGAGGTTCCAATATTCAAAGGTTCTACCCACCAGCATTGTCGTCCACTTGATGGATTGAATCAAGAGACAGGTAACCCGCAAAAGCGGGCTACCTGTCCTGGAATTTCAAGTGATGATATAGAATATCAATGAATTCACTATTCGTTATTCTCCAGCGTTGCTGATGGATTTACCGGTTATGCCTAACCTTGAATGGTATATTGATGGCAGAAAATAGACTGGAACTAAATGGGCGTTTAGCGAAACAAACGAAATGGAGATGATAGATTGAAGAATCGGAAGATGGACAGGGATCCCGGGGAGAAGGCAAGGGAGCGGATGCGCCGGCCGGCCTATGCCCCTGTGGAGTTATCCTTCCAGGCAAGGCGCCTGATCCGGCACCAGGGCAGGCAGATGGAGCATGAAAGCGTTGACCGGTATGTAAGGAGGCAGGAACTTGGAAAGAGATAATTACGGGATTATGGAAGGATATAACAACCTGCTGGTCGCCGTAGTCAGGCAGGCGGCAATAGACTACCGAAAGGCACTGAAGCGGACGATCCGGAAGCGGGGCTGTCCGGAGGCGCTGCAGATGGTTGACGAGTGCGAGCGGTTCTTCCGGCGCGATATGAAATATTATGTGAATCTTGATGGAGAGAAGGTCATAGCGGCCCTGCGCGAGAAGGTCTACAAGGAGATGGGAATATGCCATTGAAAGATGTTTTTGACAGACACCAGAAGAACAAGCGAGAGATCGCGCTGATAGATGCCGCGCTGGCCAGGCTGGAAGAGCGGCTAGACGGGGTCGCGATCGTTCCGGGCAAGGTGACGAAATCCAGCGACGACTTCCCTTACATAGAGGAGCATGTATCTGTCGAGATCCCGGAGCCGATGGAGGCCTCCAGAATCCGGGAGAAGATAGCCGAGAAGGAGCAGCGGCGGAGCGAGATCGCGCGGGAGATGCGCCAGGTGGAGGAGCATATCGAGAGGATGCCGGAGGGAATAGATAAGCAGATCTTCGAGATGGTGTATCTTGACGGGATGACGCAGCAGGAAGCCGGAGAATCAGTGGGATATACGCAGTCAATGGTGTCAAGGATAATAAAAAGAGCCTTAAAAGATTCATAACATTCATAATTTAGATGTGCTATTATTATACTGACAGAAGTGGATATGTGAATCCCATATCGATTTCCTCCAAGTTTATGATAACAGCCGATTGGACGTCCTGGATATTCCAGGGCGTCTTTTCGTTTTAGAAAGAATTGAGGGAAGATGAAGAGGAATAGACCAGACAAAGATGGTACTCACCGCGGAGCGTTTGAGAAGAATAAAAAGAAAATATATGCGACTCAGACCGTATGCGGCATATGTGGGAAGCCTGTAGACTTCTCGCTTAAGTATCCGCATCCATTGTCACCATGCATTGACCATATCATTCCAATCGCAAAAGGCGGTCATCCGTCTGATCTGGAAAATATGCAGCTGGCACATTGGACGTGCAACAGGCAGAAGAGCGACAAGTTGATAGACAGAAGAGGCGAAAAGCAAGCGGAATTGATAGGAAACAGGGTGCTTCCTCATACATTTGACTGGAGCAAATACAGACCGAAATAATTTTGAAGGATAGGGGCGTACCTCCCCTACGGCGGGCGCGCTCGATCTTCACGCCGTCACTGCGAAAAAAAACACACGCTAAAGAATAGGCAGCGTGGAAAGGAGAGATAAATGGCAGACTACAGGGGCATAGAGTACCTGAGAAAAAAGTTAAATCAGAAAAGAAGCCGTGTACTTAGACGGTATAAATTCTATGAGATGAAAAATGTAGTACGGGATATGGGAATTGCTACACCGCCAAGCTTGCAGTGGCTTCAGAGTGTGCTTGGCTGGAATGCAAAAGCTGTGGATTCGATAGCGGATAGATTGGAGTTTCGTGGATTCCGTGATGACAATTTCGACATGAAAGGAATATTCCAGATGAACAATCCGGATATCCTGTATGACTCAGCCGTGTTGTCAGCATTAATTTCTTCTTGTTGCTTTATCTATATCTCAAAAGGTGCAGATGATTTTCCGAGGCTACAAGTAATTGATGGCTCCAATGCAACTGGAATTATTAATCCGATTACAAACCTACTGACAGAAGGTTATGCAGTCCTGGAGAGAAATGACTACGGAAATCCAACCGTGGAAGCGTATTTCGTGGAAGGCTGGACGGTTATTTACCAGAATGGAAGACCAGATAAGATCTTCGAAGACAATGTTCCAGCGCCATTACTGGTGCCAATTATATTCCGCCCAGATGCGCGGAGGGCATTTGGACATTCCAGAATTAGCCGGGCGTGCATGTCAATCACGGAGTCAGCACTGAGAACTCTGAAGCGGTCTGAGATAACTGCAGAGTTTTATTCTTTCCCTCAAAAGTATGTGGTTGGTCTGTCTCCGGACGCAGAGCAAATGGATAAGTGGAAGGCTACAGTGTCAAGTCTGTTACAGTTTGATAAGGACGGTGATGGAGATAGTCCAAAGCTTGGACAATTCCAGCAACAGTCTATGGCACCACACCTGGATCAACTGAAAATGTTTGCTGCACTTTTTGCTGGAGAAACAGGGCTGACGCTCGATGATCTTGGCTTTGCGACAGAGAATCCAGCTTCTCAGGAAGCAATTAAGGCATCTCACGAGAATCTGAGATTGACAGCAAGAAAGGCACAACGGGCATTTGGGAGTGGTTTTTTGAATGTCGGATATCTAGCTGCTTGCCTGAGAGATGACTATCAGTACTACAGAAATCAAGTATATATGACGACTCCAATGTGGGAGCCGGTATTCGAACCAGATGCTGCAATGTTATCCAATATCGGGGACGGCGCAATCAAGATTAACCAGGCAGTGCCAGGATATTTCAACGCAGATAATCTGAGAGCCTTGACCGGAATAGAGAGAAGCAGTCTTGCAACAATACAAAATATTGACACTAAAACGGGGGGCAGTAAAACAAGCATTTAGGAAGGTGTCAACTTATGAAATTACATCTGTACTTGAAAAGCACAGCAAAGGGTTGTTGACGTACAACAATACAATCCGAATGTTAATCCAGCTTGGTATGAGTAGAGATGAGGCGCAAAGCATATTAGATGACAAGGATATTTGAGGGTAAGAATGTATGGAGGATATTGCACCAAGATTACTGGAGAAGATTCAGAATCAGTTTAATCATGATATTGCCAAAAGCAGTATTATTAAAAACTTTAAAGCCAAAGTTCAGAAAGGTAAGGTCACATACAATCAAGCGAATGAAGCGACACAGGAGATTGGCAGGATATTGGCTAAAGCATATGCAGACAATCTGTCGTCCAATGTATTACCTAACGGGAGAATGTATTATAATATTGCTTCCAGAATTCTCAATCCAACATTGATAGAAGCTTATAGCATGGCTGCAGATAATGCGGAAATAGTACAACGGATAATGAACGAGGCTGCAGGCATTGGAATTAAGGCAATGAGGGCACAGATCCAACAGGGCAGCATAGACGGTATTGTGAATCGGATTTCCGGTGAGGAGTATTTCGATGACGTGAATTGGATTCTTGATGCACCTGTACGAAACCTGGTTCAGAAAGCAATGGACGATACCGTGAAGAAAAACGCGGATTTTCATGCGCAAGCCGGACTAAAACCGAGAATTATACGAAGATCATCCGGTCATTGCTGTGAATGGTGCAATCAGGTAGCTGGGACATATATCTATCCGGATGTTCCTAAAGACGTATTCCGGAGGCATGATAATTGTGACTGCGTTCTTGAGTATTATCCGGGTGACGGGAAAAAGCAAAATGTATGGACAAAAGAATGGAGATATGAGAAAGAATTTGATAAGATAGAAGAAAGAAAAAACCTCAGCTCGAATATACATTATAAACTTGCAAATATGCCGAAAGATGAATATGCCCGTGCAAAAAAGCTATGGCAGAAAAATATAGAACTTTCACTGCCTGGAAGAGAAAAAGAACATATCTATGAAGAATTAGATAATAATCTAACCACGGAGGAAAGAGAAAGCTGCATAGTACGTCGGGCAATCGGAGAATATTATTATACAGCGATTAATATGGGACATAATCAATACAAGATTATAAATAAAGAACCGATAGAAGATATAGATGCAATATTGGACGAGGTGTTAGATTTCAATTGGAGAGAATATGACGGTAAATGAAATTGAAAGAGAACTAATTGAACAGTTGGCAAGCGTGAAAAAAGATAAAACTTTCATCGGATCGGTTTATCAAGCATTGAAAACTGATGAAAAAAAGAAACAGATGATTGCGTACATTACAGCTTGCAAAGAGTCTGGCAATACGATATCTATGTCAGATGTTTATTTAAAAGAAATGCAGATTAATAAAACTATTAAGTTTTAGATTTAATTGGAGGCTACATGGGAGAAGTAAGGAAGGGGCGGCAGACCCCAACGCAATCTGTCGTGCTGCCTTATTCTTCAACGTATGGAGCTGAAGCAATAGATATCTACAATTCGACAGGACGGACTGCTCAGGAATGGCAGGAACTTTTACTGTCGGATATTTTAGCCGTTAACGCAGAGGGGTTATGGGTACATACAAAATTCGGGTACTCAGTTCCGAGACGTAACGGAAAGAATGAAATTGTTGCAATAAGGGAAATGTATGGATTAAAAAAAGGTGAGAAAATCCTGCATACAGCACATAGAACGACAACTACACATAGCGCGTGGGAACGACTTTCGAATCTGCTGAAAAAAGCAAATATCGAGGTCGTTTCTTCGTACAAGGCATTCGGAAAGGAACACTTGGAAGTTGCTGGTGGTGGAATTATTGAATTTCGAACCAGAACTTCAAAAGGTGGTCTTGGAGAAGGATTCGACCTTCTGATTATTGATGAGGCACAAGAGTACCAGGACGATCAGGAAAGCGCACTGAAATATGTCGTTACAGACAGTAAGAATCCTCAGACGATATTCTGCGGAACCCCGCCGACTCCAGTCAGTTCCGGAACGGTATTCACGAAATTCCGAAAAGCAACACTGGAAGGGCAGACGGTCAATTCTGGTTGGGCGGAATGGTCTGTGTCTGAACAGACAGATATGAGAGATATTGATGCATGGTATGAGACGAACCCGTCTCTTGGTACAGTATTCACCGAGAGGTCGGTTACTGATGAGATAGGTCCAGATCCGATTGATTTCAATATCCAGCGTCTTGGATTATGGATTCGTTACAATCAGAAATCGGCTATTAGTGAAACGGAATGGAATGAGCTGAGGGCTGATGTGCCGCCGGAACTTACAGGAGATCTCTTCGTTGGGATTAAATATAGCAAAAATGGGAATGTGGCAATGGGGGTTGCATCCAAGACAAAAGACGGAAAGATATTTCTGGAGTGCATTGATTGCCGTGAAGTACGAGCAGGAGATATGTGGATGCTGACGTACCTGAAGGATTGGAAAGCAAGGAAGGTGATTATAGATGGAGCATCAGGACAGCAGTTAATGGAAAATGAGATGAAAGACTATGGAATAAAAAATTCGCACCTTCCGACAGTGAAGGAAATCATTGCAGCGAACGCTTCGTTCGAGCAGGGACTGTATCAAAAAAATATTGCTCATTCCGGTCAGCCGTCATTGGTACAGGTAGTAAGCAATTGCGAAAAAAGAACGATTGGAACCAATGGCGGATTTGGCTATAAAGCAATGAAGGAAGATATGGAGATTGCACTGCTTGACAGTATTATACTTGCATATTGGGCATGCAGCGAGGAGAAGACGAGGAAAAGAAAACAAAGAGTTAGTTGTTAAAGGGCACCTGAACAGGGTGCCTTTTTACATATTACGCAACCCAGCGGTTAATGGAGAAAGGAGCAATAAAATGGCAGAATTTACACCAATTACAACACAGGAGCAGCTTGATAAAGTAATCGGAGAACGCATAGCAGGAGTGAAAGCAAAGTATGAAGGTTTTGACGATTACAAACAGAAGGCAAAGGATTACGATACCTTAAAGTTGAAGGCTGATGGATTCGAACAGCAGATTGCGGCGTTGAATAAGGAAATCAACGGTGATGGTGAGAATCTTGGCTATAAAAAGCAGTTGGAAGAAATGCAGGGCAAACTTAAGGGATACGAAACCAGTTCTCTCAAGATGAGAATTGCTCATGAGAATGGAATTCCATTCGAGCTTGCTGACAAGTTAAGCGGATCTGATGAGGAGGCAATCAAGAAAGATGCAGAAACTATGGCGAAATTCTTGAAAAAGAAAGATGTTCCCCCACTTGCCGGCGGAGATCCGCAGAAAATCGATGACAAGAAAACAGCAATGAAAAATATGCTGGCTAATTTGAAAGGAGAATAATAACTATGTCAACATCAAAAGGGACAATGTTTGACCCGACACTGGTCACAGATCTTATTACAAAAGTAAAAGGGAAATCATCACTGGCAGCATTGTGCGGTCAGACACCAATTCCGTTTAACGGATTGAAGGAATTCATTTTTTCGATGGACAATGAAATTGACATTGTTGCTGAGAATGGAAAGAAAACGGAGGGTGGCATCTCTCTTGATCCGGTAAAAATTGTACCGGTTAAATTTGAATATGGTGCAAGAGTATCTGATGAGTTTATGACAGCCACAGAAGAAGAGCAGCTGGATATTTTGACTGCGTTCAATAATGGATTCGCAAATAAGGTAGCAAAAGGATTCGATCTTGCTGGAATGCATGGAGTTAACCCTAGAAATATGACAGCATCGTCAGTAATCGGAGATAATCATTTTGATTCAAAGGTTACCCAGACAGTAACTTATGCTTCCGCAACACCGGATTCCAATCTGGAAGATGCGATTGCTGTGGTGGACGGATCAGAAGGAGATGTAACAGGACTCGCGCTTTCCAAGACATTTGGATCAGCGATGGCTAAGGTGAAAGCAAATGGAATTCGTCAGTATCAGGAATTTGCTTTTGGTGCATCACCGGCATCATTTAATGGAATTCCAACAAGCGTCAACAAAACTGTATCTGGCGGAACTACGAAAGTTCATGGTATTATTGGAGATTTTCAGAATGCGTTCAAATGGGGATATTCCAAGGAAATTCCTATGGAAATTATTCAGTATGGAGATCCGGACAATTCAGGAAAGGATTTGAAAGGATATGGTCAGATCTATATCCGTGCTGAGCTATATCTTGGCTGGGGAATTCTGGTGCCTGAATACTTTGCGAGAATCAAGGAGGAGTAGGAAATGAGGTATAAAAACACAAAAACAGGCGCAATCATTGAGACAGAGTCTGAGGTTTCCGGTGAAAACTGGGAACCTCAGACTGATGAGAAACCGGGAAAGAAGAAATCTGGCAAACAGAAAGATGATTCCAGTGATGAAAATGGGACAGCTGACGATGATTCAAAAGCAGGTACAGAGTAATGACTGCATTTGCAACAATTAATGATCTGAATGCTTTGTGGCGAGCCGTGAAAAAAGATGAGGTTGACAGAGCCAATCAGTTATTGGAATTGGTATCTGATAGCTTGCGTTATGAGGCTAAGAAGGTCGGAAAGGATTTGGACGATATGATATCAAAGGAGGCTGTGTTAGCCTCCGTAGCAAAATCTGTAACAGTAGATGTCGTGG